AGAAAAAACCCACGTTATTCATAATGACAAAGATACTCTGAAAGAATTTTTCGACAGTCACAGTTCATCAATATGGGTAGGATACAACAACAAGCATTATGACCAGTACATACTAAAAGGTATCCTTCTCGATATGAATCCGAAAGATATCAACGACCAAATTATCATCTGCCATCTTGATGGGTGGCAGATATCACCGGAATTCAACAAGATTCACATGGTGAATTACGATGTAAAGCAGAATCTTCCCGGATACATAAGAAATTTCAGTCTGAAAACAATTGAAGGCTTCATGGGTTCAGACATACGGGAAACAGAAGTTCCGTTCGATATCGACAGACCGTTGACGAATGAGGAATTGCAACGAACGATCTTTTATTGTACTCACGATGTAGAAGAGACAATAAAAGTGTTCATGGCAAATGGTGATACTTTTTACGCGATGAGCCAGATTGTAAATGCGTTCCCGGAACAGTTGACATTGAACGACATCGGGGACACAGAAGCAAGAATTACGGCGAAAGTTTTAGGGTGTAGAAAAGTCAATCGTACAGACGAATTTGATTTTGAATTTCTTCCGTGTTTGAGACTAAAGAAGTATAAATTCGTTCAGGATTGGTTCGCAGACCGAAGGGCAGAAGCGCAACGGTTAAATCTTGGAGCAAAGCCGAAAAAGGTTAAAGATGATTGGTACAGTAATCAAAATCTCAGCGTTGAGATATGCGGAATATCTTTTCAGTTTGGTTTCGGTGGTGTACATGGTGCGCCAGATCATCCCGTCCGGTTCATACGAAAAGACGGTGCAGGATATCACGTTGATGTAAACAACTATTATCCGTCCATGTTGAACGCTTGGGAACTAGTTACTCGTTCGGCAACAAACGATAACTACATGAAAGTGTACAACACCAGAAAAGCCATGAAAATGAAACAGCTTGCAGCCAAAACAAAGCAAGAAGCGAAAACGTGGAAGAAGAAACAGTTGCCATACAAGAAAATGCTTAATGCCTTGTCAGGTGCCATGAAAGACCCGACAAATCCTGCATATGACCCTAGAAACAACAATGCTATGTGTATTAACGGTCAGCTTATGTTGCTCGACCTTGTGGAACATCTGGAAGTCATACCGGATTTTAGACCGATAAACGTCAATACGGATGGTCTAGTAGTATGGATACCAGACACAGATGAAGCTTTTTATCAGATGGATGATATCTGTTATGAGTGGGAACAACGGTGCAGTACGGATAAATGCGAGATAGGGCTTGCGCTTGACTGTCTGGACTCCATCACACAGAAGGACGTAAATAATTATCTGTGGGTTGATGCGGAAGGTGGAATTGAACGGATAGGCGGTTATATCAAAGAATTGTCACCGATAGACAATGACCTTCCGATTATTAACAAGGCACTTGTTGACTGTATGTCACATGGTATTCCGGTCAGGGAAACCATAGAAAACTGCGATGAACTTTATATGTTCCAAAAGTTGGCAAAGCTTACCGGAAAATATGACCATGTAGAAAAAGAGTACGGAGAGTTTAAAACAAAAAGTCATTTCTATAACGGCAGGGACGGAATACACAAAAAAGGACAGCTAAAGAGTACGGATTATATCTACCAGACAGAAAACAGGATTCTGCATGAAAAAACATTCCGTGTATTCGCTTCAAAAGATATGAGAAACGGACGATTAATAAAGTGTAAAGCCTTGGATAATGGGACATTCAAGAAGGATAAGTTCGGCAACACACCAGACCATTGCTTTATCTGGAACGAATCTACAGAGAATGTGAAATGTCCGGAAGATTTAGACAAAGAATGGTATATAAAATTAGCAGAACAGAGGCTGAAAGATTATGGGTTGTAAGATGAATGGGGTAGTCAGATGGAAGAGTGATGGATTTTTCTTTATCACGGGAGAGGATAAACGTGATTATTTTGCATCACGTAGGATATGCAACAACTATATAAGAAGACACTGGAAGCAGATGGTGATTCCTGGAAAGAAAGTTATGTTTGTTCCGAAAGAAAGCGGAAAGAAAAGACCCAATGCCGTAGAGGTTGAGTTCGTCGAAAAGAGGTGGAAAGATGGAGCGAGTGTGTATTATTGACTATCCGAACGGTCATATGAGATTGAGACTCGATGAATTTTTCCCATGTAAAGACAGTAAATTGAGAAAACTTGTGAAAACAGTTATCAACATTTCTTATGACCGAGATCGAGATAACGCTTGCTGCACCATCAAGAATTACCTGAAAGAAAAGATTGTACAATCTTCAAATGTGGCTGTTTTAAAAGAGCTTGCGAACAAATATTCAAACTGTGAAACGAGTTACAGAGAATATTCTGAGAAGGTACAAAAGTATCAGGATGATCTCAACAAACATAAATATGTTATGGACGGATATAAGCGTAATTCTCCACAGTATAAACTCCTTCACACAAACTATAAGCGGAAGAAAGAAGAACTGAGCCGCATGAAAGAAGTGTGGAGATCATACCGCGATAATGCGAGACATTATAAGCGCATGTTCAACGATATGATGAGCGCACAGAAGAAATATAAAAGAAACCTTGAACTATTCACGGAGCTGACAGAATGAGTTGGAATGGAAACGACACAATATTCAGAACGTACTTTCACGGACAAAGAAAATCTGACAAGAATAAGGTGCGTTGCATACCAGCAGAGAAAGTAAAAGATGGTGAAGGCCATCCGTTCGATGAAGTCAAAGATGATATGTTCTTTGGTGCGGTATTGAACGACGGATATATAGATATCAGCTTTGATACGGAAGAAATGTCGAACACTATTTATGACATAGCTGACAGTCTGAATAGTCGTTGCATGATGCTAAACAATCCGACAAACGGTCACATTCACACTTACTGGAAAAAACCTACCGGATGGAAATATAAAGACGGAGAAGACATTACACTTGCTTGTGGGCTGATTGCCGATATTCACAGCGGAAATACTTTTATTCCGCTGAGAGTTGACGGAGAGTCACGTTTTCCACCAGACTTCGATATCTCATCCGGTCAGGAATATGAAGAAGTACCAAAGTTTCTGTATCCGGTTCATACGAATAAGAAGCTGTGGCATATGAAAGCCGGTGACGGAAGAAACAGCGATATGCACGGCTACATTCTCGCTCTGTACAGTCAATTGCAGATGTCGAAAGACGAAATCAGGGCGATGTACACGAACGTAATCAATCCGTTCATTCTGGCAGAACCACTAGACGATAAAGAGCTAGAGACGATTTTAAGGGACGATTCTTTCAAGAGCATTGAAGACGATGAGATTGTACCTGTTGACAGCTTTTATGAGGGCAGGACGTTCCTGCAAGACGTATTCGCAGACTACATGATTAAACACGCTCACGTTTGTAAGATCAACGGACGGTTACATGTTTATGAGAACGGTATTTATGTGTACGGAAAAGAAAAGCTGTATCACAAGATGCTGCAATATGACCGCCGGTTAAAGCGTAACAACAAAACAGATGTGTATGAATTTTTGTGGAGTGAAGCACCTGAAATCAGCGGAGAGATTGCACCACAGTATGTAGCATTTGAAAATGGTATTTACGACATTGAGAATGATTGCCTGATGCCATTCAGCCCCGATTTAGTCATCACAAACAAGATTCCATGGAATTACAATCCAACAGCTTACAGCAAGGTTGCAGACAGAGCACTAGACAACATGGCTTGCCATGATAAGGACACACGGTACTTACTTGAACAGTTTATGGGATATTGCATGTATCGAAGCTGTAAATTCCAGAAAGCCGTGATTCTGATTGGTGCAGGAGCGAACGGAAAATCTGTGTTTTTAAAAACACTTGCTCACATGTTGGGCAAAGAAAATACTTCATCACTGGATATTAACGCCATTGGTGATAGATTTTCTACTTCCATGTTGTATGGAAAGTTGGCAAACATAGGCGATGATATTGCGGATGATTTTCTGTACGGCAATCAGGTAGCGACATTCAAGAAGGTTGTTACCGGAGACAGAATCAAAGCCGAGGATAAGGGTATGGAGCCTTACGAATTCAACCCTTATGCAAAACTGATTTTCTCATGTAACGATGCGCCGAGGATTCGTGATAGATCAGGTGCGGTAAAGCGAAGACTGTTGATGATTCCGTTTAATGCGAAATTCAACACAAGCAACAAAGACTATGACCCGAATATCTTAGATAAGCTATTCGAACGAGAGTCTATTGAATATCTCATTCGAATGTCATTACAGGCGTTTCGTGAAGTGATTGAGACAAATAAATTCCATGAATCAGACGCAGCCAATGAAGCACTGGAAAACTATGATATCGAAAATAACCCAGTCATAGGTTTTGTTACGGAATTAGATGAAGGTGTTCACACAGATGAGCCATGGAAAACACTGATCGGACAACCAGTGAGAGTAGTTTACGACAAATATATACATTATTGTGATTCTTCCGGTATACACAGAATGACGATTGGCACTTTCTCCAAACAGCTATCATCATTGTACGGAGTAAAAAGCACGGTATCAGTGATAAACGGAAAATCACACAGGATTTATACG